GATTATTCCGACATAGCTCAGTTGGTAGAGCGCTTGACTGTTAATCAAGATGTCGACGGTTCGAGCCCGCCTGTCGGAGTTATCTACGTAAGCCATGGAGAGTTGTCCGAGTGGCTGAAGGAGCAGCATTGGAAATGCTGTAAACGGGTTATACCTGTTTCAAGGGTTCGAATCCCTTACTCTCCGTTAGTTAGATATTTATATTATGACCCCTTGGTCAAGTGGTTTAAGACACTGCCCTTTCACGGCAGTAACATGGGTTCGAATCCCGTAGGGGTCATTATGGAGGATTAGCTCAGTTGGGAGAGCGTCTGCCTTACAAGCAGAGGGTCACAGGTTCGAGCCCTGTATCCTCCATCTGATGACTTAGATCATCACTAATAGAATAATTACCATCATGAAGAATGTTATGGCTCGGTAGCTCAGTCGGTAGAGCAATGGATTGAAGCTCCATGTGTCGGCGGTTCGATTCCGTCCCGCGCCATTTATGGAGGGGTAGCGAAGTCTGGCTAAACGCGGCGGACTGTAAATCCGCTCCTTCGGGTTCGGTGGTTCGAATCCACTCCCCTCCATTCTTTATAGGGATATAGTTTAATGGTAGAACAACGGTCTCCAAAACCGTCGGTGTGGGTTCAACTCCTACTATCCCTGCCATGATGGCGGTAGTGGCGAAGTGGTTAACGCACCGGATTGTGGCTCCGGCACGCGTGGGTTCGATTCCCACCTACCGCCCTTTGATTGGGTTATAGCCAAGTGGTAAGGCAATGGACTTTGACTCCATCATGCGCTGGTTCGAATCCAGCTAACCCAGTTGGGTTCGGGCATAAAATGATGGCGGTATAGCCAAGTGGTAAGGCAGAGGTCTGCAAAACCTTCATCACCGGTTCAAATCCGGTTACCGCCTTTCCTGAAAAGGTTATAATCCTGATCAGTATTTCAACCCATATTTATTTTGCCGGCGTGGCGGAATTGGCAGACGCGCTGGACTCAAAATCCAGTTCCCGTTGAGGGAGTATCGGTTCGACCCCGATCGCCGGTACTTTGAAGCTCACAGATAGCTTTAGGTACCTTTAAAAAGTCGTTATATCGTTGATATAACGGCTTTTTTATTTTTGTTAATGTCATGGAACGTCACCTAACGTCATGCTTTGGTGCCATTTTGGTGCCACCTTGCAAAATAGTAGGGGACGATCTGTATAAATCCAACCGAGTGTTCTAAACGTAATAGTATCAAGTGATTGCTTAGTCATGGTGCCACTAGTTGGCACCATAATGGAGCCACTTTTGGTGCCAGTCTAAAACTGCTCAAGTACATCGTTTATTTTTTCTTGTTGAGTCTGTTCTAATTCTAAAATGACGTGTGCGTAAACTCGTTGTGTGATACCAACGTCGGAGTGACCAAGGCGATGACTGATAACATAGATGGATACATCCTTATATATTAGATAGCTTGCATGAGTATGTCGCAGGCCGTGAAACGTGATTCTTCTAATACCTATTTTGTTGTGAATACGAGTTAAGAGCTGGTTTACGGCAGAGTTAGAAGGTACCTTACCATTCTTTCCAAGAAACATCAGATGATGCATATCAGTAATTTTAAGACTGATTTGATCGCGATGAAACCTATCCAAGGCAGTGGCTAATTCTTTAGTAATTGTAATGGTCCTTTTTGAAGCTTGGGTCTTGGTTGGCAGGAAGCCATAGTCGTCCTTATAATCCAGTGTCTTATTGATTGTAATCGTAAGATGCTTGTAGTCAATGCAGTCCCAAGTCATACCAGCAACTTCGGAATATCTAGCACCAGTAAGCAAGCCAAAGAGTACCATTAGAGCACCCACATTATTAATACCGGCTTTAGGTAGAATATATTCCTTGAGTTTAGTCATATCGGAAACGTTTAAAAAGTTGATGGCTGCGTCTGCATCATCACTTTTAGTTAATGGTATTTTAGTATGCTTGGTAAAGTTTTTCCGCAAAATATCATCATCAACCGCATATTCTACGCATGATCTGCAGTGACCAGCAATCTTTGCTACCGTTTCACGAGCAAACTGCTTAGCTAAATGGTTTAGAAACTGTTGATAGCGCGATTTTGTTACCTTAACTATTGGCATTCTCTGGAAGTACAAATCGACTTGATTCAGTGTATATTCGTAATTACGTCTAGTTGCTGGTGCAACGCTTTCTTTTTTGTAGGTTTCGTACCAACTAAGCATATAGTTATAGAAACTAATATCCGACTGTGCGATATTCTCACCCGACAATTTACGTACCTCTTGCTGCTGCGCGTATAATTGGGCTTCCATTTTTGTGCGAAAGCCAGACTTTCTCAAAAAATGACGTTTTCCAAAATCATCGTAGTATGAAACTCTAACGTTATATCCGTTTTTTCCTTTAACAATTGTTGCCATTATATTCATCCTTTCATCCGACCTAGGCAGGGCATGGGATTTTTAGGATGTTATCGGCATCACCTCCTTATATGTGGTAAAATTATGTATACAAAAAGTGTGGATTATCCCACTAATGTAGCTGCACATTCCATTATCTTGGCGGGTAGGGGAATGTGCTTTTGTTATTCAGAATTGCTTAGAAGCTAGTCTTAGTAGTTGAAATCAACTTATTATTAGTGAACGTGAACGTAACAGAAGCACCAGTCTTTCCCTTAATGCTAGTGTAATTAAGAATTTGAGCACTTAAAGCGCCGGATCCTGACATGGACTCAGCATTAGGAGTACCTAGTTTCGATTCTACAGATTCTAATGAATCACCAGTTTTGATATTCTTGATTGAGTCTGAAGTAACCTTACTATTTGGTGTTAACTTGGCATTTGTGTAAGCTTTTGCAACAGCTTGTTTACCGTAAAAACTAACGCTAACTGAAGCACCACTTAAACTCTTGCCAACGTTTGTCCAAGTGTATTGGGTAGCTTTTTTGTCCAATCCAGTAATGCTAGTTTCAGTACTCTGATCAGATTTACCAAACATGGATTCAACGGCACTTTTGCTGGTCGAGGTGCCACCATTAGGCAGGGCAACTTTGATGCTCTTATAATTTTCGAGTGAGATTTCTTTCTTAGCACTCGTTGAAGATGACTTCTTAACGGTCTTTGTTGTGCTTTTAGCTGAGCTTTCTTTAGTACTAGAATCAGATGATGATTCCTTTGAGCTGCCACAAGCAGTTAAAGTTGCCCCTGTTAGTAGTAAGACCCCTAATGTTGCTACTTTTTTCATGTTCATTTACATTGCCTCCAATGATATAATTATTTTGTAAATACGTACCATTGTTAACTACGTCCTACTGTTACCAGCAGTGGGGCGTTTTCATTTGAAATAATCATTCCTTAGATTGTAGTTCGTATACTCTTTCAATACGTTCTTGAAAGTTTCTTGATGCTACGCCAGGATTATGATGTCGTTTTTGTGCTTGTATTCCTATTTCTAGTATTTGTATTTCTTCGTTGTATCTTTTTTGGCGACGATATAGTTTTGCCATTGTGTCAAACACTCCGGGTAGCCAGTTATCATGATCAATTATTTTTTTACCGTAACTCTCAGCGGCGATGTAGTTTTTATTGCGCCATAAATCATAAAGTTTCCTACATTCAATTTGATACTGTTCAATGCGACGGTCATCCATTTCAATTTCAGTAAAAACTTTCTCGGTAGTACTGTTAGTAGCTGATTTTTTGGAATGCTGTTTAATGTTGGTTAGGTAATTGACGATTCTTTTGAATGATTGCATGGGTGGCCTCACTTATAGAATTGATGTTTGGGTATCTTGATATTGAGGGCTTCTTCAGCAACGTTTCCGGCTTCAAATAAAAACTTAGGTTTGAGGTTGCATGTTTCACCAAAACGAACGACATCGAAATCCGCGGGCTCAAGACCAGTTTGGTTCATGTAGTGCCTAACCATGATATAGAAGGCACCGTGATTAGCTCGGGCTTCTATTTTACTATTAGAGACCATACTAGCATCAATAAGAGGCTCGGAGGTTGAATCAAGTAAGCAGTGCATAATCTCGTGGCACTTTGAGAAAACTATCGAATAAGCCTTACTATTGACGAAGAAAGTTCGCGTCAATGGAAGGGAGTAACCGCTAACATTATCCGGTAGGTCACTCACGAGACGATAATCCAATTCGTAGTGACTGATTAGATAATCTGGGTCCCACGTTCCTATCTTATCGATATCGGTAAGCGCTTCGTCCAATGTATCATAAATCATCTAATCACTTCATTTCTTATCAATTTTCTTTCCATCATCGCCATAACTACCGAACTTACGAAGCCGGTCCTGACCTTCCTTACTCTCTAAGTAGGTTTTTACCAGGGCACGAATAGCAGCCTGGTCCTCATCGGAGAGGGCATGATCGCGTGATGTCAGCATGGCTGACGAATCAACGATTTCGTTCACGTCGATGTGCTTGGGCTCGTTTGTAGAATTTTTGCTAATATTGTCTCCAATCAATTCTGCGACGGTGACATTTAAAACTCTTGCGACTTTTTGTAAGCTTGCAGTGCTGGGAGTTTTAGTATCCCAACGATAAATACTATTTTTGCCCAAATCAGCTTTTTCAGCTAGGGTTTGCAGTGACCAGCCCCGCTGCTTAGAAAGTTTTTTTATTCTTTCTAACGTTGTCATATCAACACTCCTAAGGGTATTGATGAAAAGGATTATCCCTAGTGGTAGAAAATCATTTGACTTTTTATCACGAATGATTGATAATGTATTCATCAAGTAATTGAGCAACAAAAAACTAGCAACTTCAAAGCTCAACTTTGGCGAGAACAGCAAGAAGAAGGTTTTTATGTGCTTATTTCTTATACCCTGATTTTATCATAAGTGGTAGAAAATGCAATAACTTGATGAATAAATTACTAAGGAGGGTAGAAAATGACCGAAGAAAAAATGATTATTGGGGCGAAGGCAATTACCAGTAAAATTAAAATTCGTCTACTTGAACGAGGCATGAGCCAAGTTGAATTAGCAGAATTAATTGGCGAAGGGCCTACCCAACTGAATCGTGCGATTCATGCCGATACGTCACCAAAGTCAGTTAGAATTCGCCAGAAGATTTACAAGGTTTTAGATATCAATAATTAATAAGGAGATGATTAGTTTTGAACGCATTAAAACCATTTAGCTTTGAGGGTAAGCAGGTACGAACAGTGTTGGTTGATAATGAACCCTATTTTGTTGGCAAGGATTCAGCGTTAGCAATTGGGTACACGGATTTAAGTTTTAGAAATGCGATTAAGTCCCATGTTAAAAGCAAGTACAAAAGGGAGTGTCAAATCAACACCCCCTCAGGAACGCAAACAATGATTGTAATTTCTGAACCGGGCATTTATCAACTGGCCAGTCAAAGTAAGCTTCCAAGTGCTGAGCCGTTTCAAGATTTTGTTTACGAACAAGTTTTGCCATCTATCCGCAAGAGCGGCGTTTACATGACCGATAAGACGGCTTATGACATTACACACGACAAAGACGCGCTGGGCGACTTGCTGTTACAAGCAGGTAGCCAGCTTAAACAAAAAGACTTAGTTATCAAAGAGTTGCAGCCGAAAGCAGACTACACTGACCGAATGTTAGCCAATCAGGGGCTGGAAACAATCTCGATGATTGCCAAGAACTATGGTTACTCAACGCGAGAATTTAATAAGCTGCTGCATGGCTTGGGCATCCAATACAAACAAGGCCAGACTTGGCTACTGTATGCAAAGTACCAGAACGAAGGCTACACGCACGTTGAACCATACGAGTACACGAATAGCGATGGTATTAAGAAGGTACGCAACACAATGAAGTGGACACAATCGGGGCAAAAATTCTTATACGACTTTTTGAAGTCAAGGGGAATCATGCCACTAGTTGAACAACTGGTATAAAGCTGCGTGTCCAAATTGAACATGCAGACCGAAATGTTATGAAGTATGGCTATTGAAGGAGGGTGATATGGATGAATATCGGTCTGGATCCTGAATCAACACGTCGATTTCTGGATAGAATCGTTAATCGGATAGCAGTTGCTTTACTCCCGGCTGTTCGAGAACGGTTGTTAGGTGATGAATTGCTCAATAAAAGTGAGTTAGGAGACTGGCTTGGGGTTTCTCCCACAATCTTAACCAAGAGCTTTCTAACAAAGCCAGGGTTTCCTTACTACATGGTTGGGAGTGACCGCCGTTACTGGAAACGAGCAGTAATCAAATATTTAGATGAACATCAAGAATTTAGTGATTAATTGGCCTAGGCAGGGCATGGAAAAAGTTAGGAGAACAATCATGATTGTGCTACCAGATTGGGTGTTTACGGCGCTAGTTACCTGGGTAATTACGGCACTGTGGTTTAAGCGACACGAGATTAAGAACTGGTTTGGAATTTAAGGAGGCGTTTTATATGGAATATACGGATGAGATTAACTATGCACTAAAGGCGCGTGATCAGCGTGCAATTGATGAAAACGAAAAGGAATTGTTGATGACGATTCAGTTTACGTTGAACGCTAAGTTCACGAAACCGGGTTCAAAACGGTACAGTCAGCAGTTTCTGGAAGCACTGGTACTTGCTGGTATCGACTGTTACAAACCACAGGCGAGTGAGGACGGTAAATGGCATTTTGAATTACCGCGATTAGAAGGTGATGTTGATGAAGGTTGAGGTTGGGGATCGCGTGACTTATCCCAGCGTGTATTCGTCTGGACGAGTATTAATTAAGGGCGGTATTGGTGAAGTCATGGCCATTAAGCAAGACTACTTTGGCAAATCATCGCGCAGAATTGCAGTTGTGCAGGCTGGTAAGAATAGGTTTGATCTATTTCTGGATGTTTTAGAACGGGTTAATCGAGGAGGCAGTAAGTTATGAGAAAGGTATCACGGAAACCGTTTGAGGTTTGGCTTAAACAACAAAATACCCACGACCGGGTGCAACCAGTCGCAGGTACCGCGTTAGACGCATATTTCATCAAATTACGTGTCTATCATACGCTTAAACCGACTTTATGGCAACGTCTTTGGGGGTGGCTGGGATGATTGCTACTCAGACCGATTTTGATAAATTCAGTAATTTGAGTAAACCTAGGTACGACTTTACAAAGTACATCTCAATTAGTACGCCAAAAAAGAATATCAGCGTAACTGTTCCGCTGCTGACACTGGATAGTAAGAAAGCATATTTTAATGCGGCCTGCAAAAAAATGTTAGCTGGCTTTCGTTTTGTTACCTTCGGCTACTATGATGGCAAATTATTGCTGACGTTCATGCGAAATGGTGAAGGTAATGAAGGTGCAAATAAGCTGTCAACTTTGGGTAAAAGTTCGTTACAAACTGGATTTTCATATCTCGCTAAAAAGTTGGGTCAGAAAACAGACGCTGTTAATCTGGATGCTTTTGTCTACAAGTACAAGCTTACAATGGTTGATCAACAGCACGCAATTATTGACTTATCAGAAGTTAATAGTAAGCGGCGAAAGGGTGAAAAATGATGGATTCTATCAGTAAAAAAATGAATCAGATTAAAATTCAGAAAATGGGTATTGGACTGGTAAATGCACCTAGTCCGAAAGAACCAAAAACGCAGCGATTCTTAACTGCAACTTTGTTTGAGGCTTACAAAGAGCTTGATTGTTTGGAACATGAATTAAATCAACTACGGGGGTTCGAATAATGGTAAATGAAGTGATTAATTTACCGGACTATTCAGTAAACTATCAACCTGCGCCTATTGAGATTAACAACTACGAAGGTTTGCAGGCGGCGATTGTTCAATACATGAAACGCTATTCCGACTTGGTGATTACGGATGCCAACGCTGCTGAAACCAAGAAGCTTCGGGCAAAGCTTAACAGACTTAAGAGAGCCTTGGACGAGCGACGTAAGGAAATTAAGAAGGACTATAATGGTCCGCTTAAGGAGTTCGAAGCAAAGGTTAAGGCGCTCGAAGCCAATATTGATGACGTGATTCAGCCGATTGATACTGGACTGAGCGAGCTGGAAGCACAGCGTAAGCAACAAAAAGAAAACGAAGTACGCAATTTGATTGCGGCAATGGCCCCCGCTTATGACGTCGAAATTGACGAAATTGAGCTGGACCCTAAATGGCTGAACAAGACACTAAAGGGGCGTCCCTTAACCGACGAAGTTGCATCGGTCATGAAGTCAGTGAAAGATGCTAAAGACAAACTAGCGACTGAAACTGCAATGGTCACCAAGTATGCGCAAGCGGTTGATGTGGATCCAATGCCGTGGATTGACCAGCTTAAACAGGGACAGGATGTCCAGTATTTGCTGACAGGTATTGATAACCAAGTTGCACAGGCTAAGAAGCGGGAAGAACAGCGACGCTTACGTGCCGAAGCTGCGGCTGAACATCAACAGGAAACGAGCACCGGTAAGATTGTTGATACTGATACCGGTGAGGTTATTTCTGTAGTTCGGACGCTGAAGATAACGGCCACTAAGGACCAAATGTGGGACTTAGCAAGCTATATGAGAAAGCACGGTATCAAGTTTGAGGCGGTGAACTCATGACGGAAAAGCAGGTTGAATCACAAGTGTCATTTAAGATTGCGCCTGAAAAGCGCGTGGAACTACAAGCTGCCTTTTTTGCAGGACTAACGAAGTTTAGAGAGCAAGTCAAGGCGCCCGCCAAGAACGGTCATGTCGGTTATGCGACTAAGGGTGGTAACAAGGCTTACGATTACGTCCTTTTAGACGATTTGATTAAGTCAATTGACATGGGACTGAAAGGTACGGGTATCGCTTGGTATCAGGAAGCTGAGGCGGACCAGAAAGCCATTCGTGTTCGGACTGTTCTCACACATAAGGACGGGTACATGTACCAGTCTCCATGGATGAGTTTCTCAACGAACGGTCAACCACAGAGCGCCGGTAGTGCAATCACTTACGCAAAACGTTATTCACTAGGCACCTCATTTGGTGTGAGCTCTGAAGCGGATGACGATGGTGAAGCAACTGGTAAAGGACAGGCATCGGGTAATAGTTCTCATCAGTATGGAAGTAACCAACGTCGTCCAAACAGAGGCACTCAACAACGTAGTAATCGAAATAGTGGCAATTCTGATAATGGTCCGTTAAAGCAAGCCATGCGACAGATTGAGTTAATTAGTCAAGCAACCGGGCGTGATCAAGCTGAAATTTATCAAGAGTTAATCGGCCAAACTGGGTACGCTGACTCAGAACTGAACAATACCAGTAATGCTGTGAAATTTTTCAACGCGGCAAAACAAATGCGTCATAATTTGGAAGGTGGAAATTAATGAATTTAGTTAGTTTATATGGTCGGGTAGCTAACGACTTAGAATTGCGTTATACAAATAGCGGTAAGGCAGTCGTTCAATTTTCGATTGCCGTTCGAGGGTATAACGATAAAAGCAACTTCATTCGTTGTCAAGCATGGGAAAAGCGAGCAGAGAATTTGGCAAATTATTTTCACAAAGGGAGTCGAATCGGCGTGACGGGTCAGTTAGTGAGTGGACGTTATGACAAGGACGGTCAGACACACTATACGCAAGATGTAGTCGTGAATACGTTTGATTTTGTGGATAGCAAGCAGGAGTCTCAGCGCTTGAATCACGGTAATGACGAAGCAATCGATACAGCTGCTAGTCGTACAAATAGCAAAATTGGCAATACCAAGCGTGGACCGTTTGAGAATAATGGCAATCAGATAGATATCAGCGATGATGATGTACCGTTTTAGTTGGGGTGATTTAGATGCAACGGTCCCGGACGGAACTAGTTGTTCATAACGGTAAGTACTGGCTTGCTACAGAGTTGGACAAGAAGCCAAATTTAGAGCATATCGAGACGGTTAGCGGCTCAACCGACCAATTCTATATGGACTGGGAATTAGCTGACACGCGCAAAGCCAGGCCACAGCAGCGGCGCTTATTCTTTGCATTGCTCAATGACATTGCGGATTGGTCAGTAGTTCCACACGATTATTTGAAGTCAATGTTCTATTTGCAATACGCAACTTACACCAAAGGCAAGCAAATCAGCCTGTCAGACACCACAGAATCAAGTGTAAGCGATGCAAATGTACTATTAGACCTAGTTATCGACTTCATGTTTGAATGGCACGTACCGTTTAAGCGTGGCTATGAGCTACTACCGCGCGACCAAGAATATTATCTGTTCGAGTGCTGCCGTCACCGAGTTTGCATGATTTGTGGCGGGCGAGCGGATATCCATCATGTCGATGTGATTGGGTCCGGGTTAAATCGAACGCACGTTGATCACAGCAAGCGACACGTTATTGCATTGTGTCGGCGGCATCATGGTGAAATTGAGCAGATTGGAGCAAAGGCGTTTAGTGCTAAGTATCATGTTCCAGTGGGCGGTATCAAGTTAGATAGAGAAACGTTAAAACGAATTGGCTTGAGAGGTAAGTACAGCAGTGACTAATACACCGAGCGGGTGGAAGGCCCGTGATTGGAGGAGATTATGGTTTACGTATTGTTAGTAAATGGCGCGGCTGCAGCAGTTTATTCGACATTGACGGAAGCAAGAACCGATAAGAAACGATTACAGAAGAGAATTCAGAATTTGGCTGTTCAAGCAGTTCCATATCGGACCAAGTCAGTTCTAAGTTGAGGTGGGGCGAATGGCACAAAGAAGAATGTTTAGCAAGCAGATCACCGAAACTGATTTGTTCATGGATTTACCATTATCCGCGCAAGCCCTTTATTTGCACCTCATGATGAATGCTGATGATGACGGATTCTTGGGTAATGCAAGAACAATTCTAAGGATGGTTAGCGCTAGCAATGATGATTATAAATTATTGATAGCTAAACAATTTGTCATTGTCTTTGATGATGGTGTGGCTGTGATTAAAGATTGGCGGATTCATAACTATATTCGTAAAGACCGGTATCGCTCGACTATTTATGTTGATCATAAACGGGAATTATCAGTTGACGAAAACCAGTCATACCAACAATTAGAGCCTGGTATACCAGATGTCATACCAAATGTATCCAGAATGGATACCCAGGTTAGGTTAGGTAAGGATAGGTTAGGTAAGGGTAGTAAAGAACATAGTCCGGCTGAAGCCGAACCGTTCGACTGGAAATCCGTAATCGACTATCTAAACCAGCAGGCAGGCAAGCGGTTTAGGTACACAGAGAGTAATAAGAGAATCATAGTTGCCAGACACAATGACGGTGGCTTTACAGTCGACGACATGAAAACAGTCATTGATAATCAGTGCGCGGCTTGGTTGCATAGCAGAATAAAGGGAAAGCCAGCAGCGCAATATTTAAGACCGGAAACGTTGTTTAGAGCGTCAAAATTTGAGGGCTATTTAAATAATCGCCCCAAAGAGTCGGAAAAGGATTGGTTTGGTGATGATTGATGAATAAAGTCGGGAAACTGATTGACCAACGTTTAGTGGCCAAAGTAATTAAGCAGAAGAATATTGATCCAAGTAAATTACCAACGGTCGAGGAACTGAATAAACGGACGGTTGACATGGCCCAAAGAAGTGTTGAATCCAATCGACAACGTTATTACTATCGCATGAGTGTTTGGTCAGGTAACGTTCCATTACGATTTAAGTTCAGCGACTGGCAGGTTGATGCCCAACGTAATCAGGTAAAGGCTAAACAACTAGGAAATCAAGCGTTTGTATTGGCGAAAGAAATGATTACCAAGCCGTTTAATGTAGCCATGGTTGGTGATCGGGGCGTGGGCAAGACTGCACTAGCTCTGGCAATGATGTCACAACTCATGCAATGTGGCAAAACGGCAATGTTTGTATCAACTGCAGAGCTGCTACGGTTGGTAAATGACAGGTACTCAGCCAACGACGTTCAGGAGCGGTTGATGTACATCGCAAAGGACATGAAGTCGGTGGACGTGTTGGTGCTTGATGACTTCGGAACGGAAGGTGGTAAGCCGACGGAGAGTGGCTATTACAAGCCGGTTCACAAGGACCTGCAAACGCTAATGTACCAGGTCGCTAATGCACGGGTAGACTTCGAGCATAACAGGGCCCGATACAGCACTATCATCACGACTAACAATTCCCGTGATCAGTTACGAGATATGTACGATAAGAAAACGATTGACCGTTTATTTACCAAGAACAGTGAGCACCGCTTGGTATTTGATGGTATGAAAGGGGTACGGAACGTATGACATGTAGACTTTGTAATGGCAACAAGGTGGTATATAGCCCAGTGGGGGCTTATGGGGTCACAGTTGGCCCTTGCCCGAATTGCACGGATGTTATTCACGAGCACTACGAACATGAGCTAGAAAGGAAGTTGGCTTATGACGGCGAAGGCAGGTTGGTTGGATGTTATGAGCGAGCTGCAAGCCATTGAGGCACGACATGGTAGTGTGCTGAAGGCACCCAAGTCAGAAGTAGATTATCTGCACAAGATGCAGGGTATCAAGGACCTTGATATTAAGTACGTGGAAATGACAAGACACGAGTACAACGTGCTCAAGAAAGCCCTGGAGCATAGAATTACAGTTCGCTTTGCGCAGATTCAATTGGGGTATAGCAGCTCATGGGTGCGATACCGCTTGGGTGCTATTCGCAATGGGCAGTATCTTATTACAGATTTAGACGAGAAAGAGGAATGAGATTGAAGTTTACAATACTTGCGAAGCGCTGGAAAATCATCATGGTTAGCTAAGAAGTACGGCACGCTCGATGAAACATGGCCTTTTGACTTGCGTCAGGGATTTATTGAGTGTATGCGAGTTTTGAAGCCGCATGGCACGTTAATTTTTAAGTGGAACGAAGAGCAAATTAAGTTGAGCGAACTGTTAGATGCCATTGGTTATCTGCCATTATTCGGTGATAAGCGTGGGAAAACGCACTGGCTTGTATTTATGAAAGTAACCGTAGATGTTAGCTAGAAAGGAGCGACTGTATGGAACAAAAGTTAATTCGTGAGATAACAAAGTTAGTTACTGACCTTGTACACGATGAACGTAAACGACAATTTCAGAATGAGCAGACATGGAGAGTTAAGAATACTAGGTTATTGCTGAAAAATTATGATATTTTGAAAGAGCATTCGAGGGACATCGATACAGACATTGATCGTTATTTGAAGGACGTATTTAACGCGGATGATTTAAAGTTGCGTAGTGTCATGGGCTATAAGGCACGTACAAATAAGATGATGGAGTACACGGACTTAATGCTACAAGCTTACAAAAATTATGCCAAGAAACGTGATTTAGCAGTTCAACGGCGATATTTTGTCATTCAAAATATGTACATCAATCCGCAGAAATGGACGTTCATGAAAATCGCTGACTATTTTGATGTCTCGGAAAAGACGATTAAGCGCGATCAAAAAGAAGCAATTCAAGAGTTTTCGATATTCTTATTTGGGATTGTTAGCTTAGAAGAGATGGTTAGCTAATTGTCCCAATCGTGTCCAGACAATGTCCCTTTTTAGATGGTATATTGATAGCGTGAATGAGTGGGAAGATACGACCATTAATCTACTCCTTGAATGGAATTGCAGAGACAGGTATGTGTGATTGTAACCGGTACTCGGTGCCGGAAGAGGGCGGTTTGACTTTCCGTGCATGGTTCGATTCCACGCCAATCACATTGGTTGGAAGCTAAGAGCCAACCATTACGTAGCTTGAGCTCGGTTGGTTGAGCACTGAACTAGATGTTTAGGAGCGCTGGTTCGAAACCAGCAGGTTACGTTAAAAAAACTGAGATGGTTGGTAACCGGTGACGGTAAGCCGACTAGCAGGTGCCTTAGAGCGCCTTATGCTACAGATATGATCTATGATGCCCGGCTAGATAAGTGGTACAAGGATAAGAAGCGTCGCGCTAAACGGCATGGCGCTTTTAGTTTGGAGAAAAATAAAAAGGTGGTAATTAAGAATGAACGATGTTGAATTTACAAGTAAATGCAAAGCCTTAGTGCTGGACTACGCTAATGAACATTTAGATGTAACTGATGGAAAACAAATCACTGTCGATGATGTCTTTATTGTTTGGCAAGTTAAAGCATTACAGAATAGCAAAGCGTTACTCAGCACGACGTTAAGTGATGGCATGTACTACGAGCTTACCTATAACGGTGATAAGGGTGAGATCTACCTAGACGCCTACAAAAAGTTTGAGAATCGATGCTACAAAATTTAGACTAATTAATTCCAATTAACGGAGGTGTGGTGGTATGTAATGACAGAAAAGTATGAGCAGGCTGAACAAGACTATATGGCTGGTATGAAGTACAAGGATATTGCATCCAAGTATGAAGTCAGCTTGAATACTGTCAAGACGTGGAAGCGTCGATATGGTTGGCAACGTGGAACACCTAAAAAAGGGGCACCCCCTAAGCCAGAAGGTGTGCACACAAAATTAAAAAAGGGTGCACACAAAGTTGCACCCAAAATAGTAGATGAACTAGAGGCAAACGACGAGCTTACGGATAAGCAGAAGTCGTTCTGTCTCTTTTATTTGCAACGTTTCAACGCCACTTGGGCATATCAGAAAGCCTATGGGTGTAACTATGATGTTGCAGTTACGAATGGGCCGAGAATGCTCGGAAATGCTCGGGTAAAAAGGCAGCTTACAGAGTTGAAGAAACAACAACGTGCCGACCTGTACGTAACTGCTGATGATATCGCCCAGGAGTATGCCAAGCAGGCATTTGCCAGTCTAGGCGATGTCTTGGACTACAAGGTTCATGAAGAGTTGGTGCAGGATACCGACGGCGATGTATTCTTGGATACAGATGATAAGCCAGTGAAGAGACACGTTGCTGACATTTATCTTAAGCCAAGTAATCAGATTGATTGGTCATTGGTCCAAGATATCCACCGTGGCAAAGATGGCCTGGTGGTCAAACTATATGACAAGCAGAAAGCACTGGACAGCTTGAACAAGATTATGAAGGACACGAGTATTGCGGACCAGACTGCGCATGGCGTGCTGATTAAAGATGATGTTGAAGGGGGAAACGAGCGTGACAGAAGTGAGTCTTAAAAGTAAATTAGCTGCCTCGTTTTATAACCTGCACGTTGACATCAAGCATCAGCGCCATGCCAATTACTGGCTCATGGGCGGTCGTGGCTCAACTAAATCAAGCTTTGTTTCAATTGAAATTGTGCTCGGTATCATGAAAGACCCAGAGGCCAACGCAGTGGTACTCCGTAAGGTTGCGAATACGCTAAGAGATTCAGTATTCGACCAGTATCTTTGGGCGATTGATGTTCTCGGTGTTGGTGATTATTGGAAAGAATCGGTTAGCCCGATGATTCTAACGTACCTCCCAACTGGGCAGCAAATTCGATTCAAGGGGGCTGACAAGCCGCGAAAGATTAAGTCACAGAAGTTCCGTCGAGGCTATACCAAGTTCAAACATTATGAGGAAGTTGACGAATTCGCCGGCTGGCCTGAAATACGAAACATTAACCAGTCGTTAAACCGTGGTGGCTCCAACATTATCACCTTTTATAGCTACAATCCGCCAGCAAGTCAGAACAGTTGGGTTAACCTGATTACCAGCCAAGAAGGTATGCGTGAGGACACTTTGGTGCATAAATCCGACTACCTAAGTGTCCCTAGAGAATGGTTAGGCAAGGAATTCCTTGCAGATGCCGAGCAGTTAAAGAAGGACAACCCCAAAGCGTACGCCCATGAGTACCTAGGAGAGATTACCGGGACGGGCGCCGAGGTATTTAACAATATTAACAAACGCCGAATAACGGATGATGAGATTCAGTTGTTCGACAATATTAAACGAGGTATGGACTTTGGCTTTGCTAGCGACCCGCTGGCTTACGTCGAGGTCTTTTTTGATGTCACGAGGCACCGGCTTTACATCTTTAACGAGGTGTACAAAGTGGCTTTAAAGAACCGCAATGCCGTGGACTTGATCAAGCCGCTTGATCCAGAGAATAAAGTTATCACTGGTGATTCGGCATCGCCCGGTACGATTGCTGAGTTGCGTGACATGGGATTGAACGTGATCGGAGCCATCAAGGGGCCCGGTAGTCGTGACCAAGGATTTAAGTGGTTGCAGGATTTGCGCGAGATTGTGATTGACCCAGTCCGTTGTCCGAATGCGGCTCGCGAGTTTACAGCTTACGAGTTAGAACGTGACAAATACGGCGAATTAAAAGCGGAGTACCCTGATGGTGATGACCACAGCATTGATGCCGTTCGATACGCCGTTGAGTCGATTATGCGTAAAGGAGGTTTTAAGCCATGAAAACGAAAACGATGATTCAGCTATTGAAGAATACTGACGGTCGGCGTGGTCGCTTTAATCAGCGTTATCACACGGCCTTACGTTATTATCATAACGAGAATGACATCACACTACGCAATAACGGTGAGTCTAAGACCCGCGAAGAAGGTAAGGAGGCCGAAGACGGACCGCTAAGACATGCTGATAATCGGGTCAGCAGCAATTATGCGCAGTTATTAGTTGACCAGGAAGCCGGCTACTTGGCGACGGTACCTCCGGCAATCGACGTTGAAGATGATGAGCTCAATGATTTGATTAAGTCGACCTTGGGTGATAACTTCAACCTCCGATTGAATCAATTGGTTGTCGATGCCAGTAATGCTGGTGTGGCATGGGTGCACTATTGGCTTGATGACGATGGTCAGTTTAGGTATGGGATTGTCCCACCTGATCAAGTCACGCCAATTTACAGTAGCGACTTGGATAGCAAGTTGTTAGCCGTACGGCGTTCATATCGTAAGCTGGATTCAGAGACCGGCAAGTTCTATTCGGTGCATGAATATTGGACTGATAAGGACATGACGGCGTTTAAATCGCAGTTACCTAACTATAGCGACCTAGCGCCAATCACTGACCGGATTCCGACTTTCGATGTGTCGACTGGTGATGAGGTTGGTAGTGGTGCGGTGCTTAAACATAATTTTGGACGAGTGCCATTTATCGCGTTCCCTAAAAATAAGGACTGGCGCCCGGAATTATTAAAGATTAAGGGCTATATTGATGTTTACGATAACGTGTATAACGGTTTCGTGAACGATATTAATGATGTGCAACAGGTCATCTTAGTGTTGACCAATTATGGTGGCGAAGAATTATCCGAGTTCATGCGAACGATTAAAGAGGATAAAGCCATTAAGATGGACAATGCTGGTCCAAACGATAAGTCCGGCGTCGATAAACTAACCATTGATATTCCGGTTGAGGCACGGGACAACGTACTACAAAGGACGGATGCCAAAATTTTTGTTGATGGTCAAGGCGTAAACCCAACTGATTTTAAAGAGATTGGCAATGCGTCTGGTACGGCAATTCGTGCGTTATATGGACACCTTGAGCTCAAAGCATCAAACACCGAGGCGTACTTCCGTGACGCCTTAACAGAACTGGTGCGGGCCGTTATGAACTGGCTTGGGACGACTGATGCTGATTCGCGACCAATTAACCAAACGTGGACCCGTACGGCCATTCAGAATTCACTTGAACAGGCCCAAGTGGTTGCTGCCATTGCTCAGTACAGTAGCGATGAAGCAATTGCTAAAGCCAACCCGATTGTTGATGACTGGCAAGCAGAACTTGAACGCCGTCAAGATGACGTTGTCAACCAAGACGGCTATGCTAGTTTCGATGTTAATCAGGAATTAGGCGGTGGGGACGATGACCAAGCTTAGTTACTGGGAGAAACGCCATCTAAGAGAAAAGCAGCGGGAAATAAAAAGTGCTCAGCAATTTGAAAAGGGCATTCAAGCTGAATTGAATGGGGCGTATCGGGAACTGGCGAAAGAAGCCTCAATGTGGGTTGATCGTTATACCAAGAACCAAGGGCTGAATTCAGAGCAGGCGATGCGAGCACTACATGGTATTCGCACCAAGCACTGGCGAATGACGCTCAAACGGTTTGAGGCAAAAGCTAAGCAGGGTGGTTATCAAGACGAGCTAGACGCTGAGTATTATCGCTCACGTTTAGCTCGTTTGTCGTCGCTAGAAGAACAAATGCGTAAACTGACCCGTGGACTGGCTAAGAAACACACTAGCAAGATGGAAACCGCCTTAGCTAATGAGTACCAAGAGACTTACATGCGAACGACTTATCACACGCAGGCTCAGCATGGGGCGTTTACCGCTGACTTTGCTCGGTTCAACGAGATACAGTTAAGAACGATTGTTTCCCGACCGTGGGCCAAAGATGGCAAGGACTTTTCACAACGGATTTGGCAGAATTACCAGCAAGAACTGCCGAGCTACTTAATGGATTCGCTGTTCCGAGCGACGGTGATGGGGTGGGGCGTTGATAAAGTTGCCCAGCGGATGCACGCTCAATTTCAGGACGTTAAACGTAACCAGATTCATAATCTCGTTCAAACTGAATTGGGGCACGTTCAAGAGGAAGCCACCGCTAAGAGTTATGAAGAGAGTGGGATAAAACAGTACGAGTACATGGCAACCTTGGAGACGCACACTTGTACAGTTTGTGCTAAGTTAGATGGGCAACGCTTTAAGCTGTCTGAGCGTGAAGTCGGTATTAACTACCCGCTAATGCATCCCCGCTGTCGGTGTACGACCGTACCATGGATGGCAGACCTGCCAGAAATTGGTGAGCGTTGGATGCGTGATCCTAAGACTGGCAAAGGAAAGTTAATTAAGAACGTTACTTATGCGGATTGGTGGAAAGAGTATGGAATTGCCGATAAGGTTTGGAACAACGGCGATATCACTCAAATGTTGAGTAATAAGCCGATTGTTCGCATTAGTCAACTGACCGCTGCACAGTTAGAAGGCATGATAGCGCAGGTTAAACGGCCGCGGCCAGATGTGCTGGACGATATTCATCACGGTGCTTACCGTCAAAATATGTTAGATTATGCCCATGAACAGGGATACGATACCAAGCCAACAATACTTAGCTGGAAGGATTCTTTATTAATCCCTGATAGTGCGAAGATTTATCGTTATACTGATCGTAAACAACAATTACTGCATGGCGATTTAGAATATTCAACTACTAAGAATTCACTTAATGGGCGGGGCATATATTTTGGCGCAGATTATAAATTTACCGCTAAAAAATATAATCACGTTCCTAATGAACTGGTAACTGCTGCAATGACTGCGGATAGTATTATCGTAAGCCAATTTAAATTTCAAGCTGCATTGCAAAAGCAAATGCGAATTCTCGGTATTAAAGAGGATATACAGCCGTTGATTGGCGAGGTGTTATTCGATTACATTGCGATGGGCTTAGGTGTTGATGGGTGGTACAATAAGAACGGCGACAAGTTTGTCGTATTGAATCGGGGAAAGGTGGGCATCATTGATGAAAATAAATGAGATTAGCCCAGATATTAGAGAATTCCTATACTATCGGTTTAATGAACAACAAGACGCTGCGGGTATTGGCGATAAAACACCTGAAATGGAATGTTTTCGAGATAATCTAGAGATAAATAATTTTACTGCTGAAATTAAATATAGTTACTATAAGTACGCACCTAATGTTCAAGAATGTCTGGATAAAGCTCGTAAAATTACCGAAGACCATTGGCACGTTAAGATTGAATGGCAATAGTTTGGAGGTGCCGGGATGGCAAAAGACGATTACTTCGTAATCATGTACATGTTGTTAAAACGTCTGTATTCGTTATTAAAACAAGGTAAAGTAATTAGTAATAAGGAGCTTCAAGAACTAGGCTATAATTACAATACGACTTATTGGGAGTACATCCTGTTTAATATGTCAAATGAAGGTTATATTACTGGTGTTACTGAAGTGAGAGCTCTGCCTGGCAGCACTTTACGATATGAAAATGTGCAGATTACGCCGGCCGGGATTGAGTACCTGTTCAGTAATTCCATGATGGAACGAGTAAAGAACACACTGAAAGATTTTAAGAATATGATTCCCGGAGCCTAAGCACCCAACCAAGCGTTGAGTGCTATTTTTATACTCCATTGTCCCGAGCAAGACGTAAAAAGGCTTATTTTTTATGCCTTGATTTGCGGTCGCACCGCGTAATAAAAGCGTGAAAGGATGATCACTGTGAAACGAGAAGTATTAACGAAAATGGGACTAACCGAAGAACAGATTAACTCGATTATGGAAACTAATGGCCATGATATCGAGAATGCCAAGCATGCCTTGGGTGATGTGGAAGCTATCAAAGCGGAAAACGAGACGCTGAAAGGCAATGTTGCTAATCGGGATAAGGATCTTAAGGCATTAAAGAAACAGCTTGGTAATAATGAAGAACTAGCTAAGCAAGTGACTGAATTACAAGCCAAGTATGACGAAGATACCAAGTCATTAACCGCGCAGCTTAATCAAACCAAGCTGAACGGTGCCCTGGACACGGTATTGTCCAGCGCAAAGGCCCGTAATCCTAAAGCAGTCAAAGGCCTACTCGATATGGACAAGGTCAAGTTGACTGACGATGGCAAGCTAGAAGGCGTTGACGACCAGTTAGCGGCTTTGCGTAAGTCAGACGCCTATTTGTTCGATGAAGGTACCAAGTCCCATTACAGTCCTGATGGTGGTGGTGGTTCACAAGATACGGACCCCGCCCAAGCAATGATTGACGCATTTAAATCTTAGGAGGAATACAACATGACAATTAACTACGCGGATGCCTATCAACAAGCGATTCAACAAGCTTTCTATGATGGACATCTTTTTTCATCGGCATTATGGAACTCACCAGCTAACAGTGTGATTAATTTTGATGGTGCCAAGCACATCAAAGTGCCTCGTTTAACGATTGATGAAGGCCGCCGGGACCGTAAGCGGCGAACGATTACGCAACCAGCAGCCAACTATTCCAACGACTGGGATAGTTATGAACTAACCAATGAACGTTACTGGAGCACGCTGGTTGACCCGTCAGACGTCGACGAATCTAATTACGTTATCTCAATGGCTAACATCACTAAGCAATTTAATTTGGACGAAAAGATGCCGGAAATGGACCGGTTCATGTTCAGTAAGTTATACCAGCGTAAGGAAGCTGCGGCGGATGATGGCATTCATACCGATACCATTGACGAAAAGAATATCCTGACTGCTTTCGACGATATGATGGTGAACATGGATGAACAACGGGTCTCACAGACTGGTCGTTACCTGTACATCACACCGAAGAACAACGCCATTCTAAAGCGAGCGGAAGCAATGAACCGTCAGTTGGTATTGTCTGACCCGAACAATGTGCAACGGACGGTCTACAGCTTGGATGATGTCACTATCGTGGTGGTACCGTCTGACTTGATGCAAACGGCCTTTGACTTCACGGTTGGGTCCAAGCTCAAGGACGACGCTAAGCAGATTGAGATGTTCTTGATCTCAAATGGTGTTCAAATCGCACCACAGAAGTACAGTTTTGCTGGCTTTGACAATCCATCAGCGGCTAACAGTGGTAACTTCTTGTATTACGAACAAAGCTACGAAGATGTCTTTTTACTCAAGACTAAAACTAAAGGAATTGAATTCGTAGTCAGTGATAAGACACCGGTGACGGATGAAGCGAGTAGTGTCTAAGCCAACGGAAGCGAATACGATTGCGGAGATTAAAGCTTATCTTGATCAACAAGGTATCAGTTATGAATCGAATGCGGTTAAAGCTGATCTGCTAGCTTTAGTGAAGTGAGAATAAGTTGAAATAAGGTGAGATAAGATGGAGCAACTACCACGACGGCCAGTTCTACTGGCTAAGTTAAAAGCCTTGCGAGTGAATGAACCTGAAAATGCTGCCTATGACGTGATAATGGATTATGTGCTTGATAAGACTATTGCTGACGTAGCCAACTACTGTCACCTTGCAATGGCTGAATTACCGGAAGAGCTCGATAACACCATGATTGCGATGTGCTTGCAACTCATCAGCACACATCAATTACTCACACCACTTGATGAGCGGTCAGGAGACGTTGATAGCATCTCTGAGGGTGACACTTCCGTGAAGTTTAAGTCGGCATCTCAGGCTTACCTTGAGCTGCAGGAGGTCAACACGATTAGCGATAACTTTGTGCTGGCTTTGAATGCGTTCAGGAAGGTGAAGCGATGAATGGCTTTAAACGGATGGCACGAGTGCTGCCGACATTATGGCATGACCGGGTAACGATTAGTGGCGTTCGTGAAGTTAAAGATGGACCGTTCACAACGACGGAAGATGTGACTGTCTGTAAAGACCGACCGGCCAAAGTTGTCCTATCAGGACTCAAAACCAGTGAACAGTCGTTCTTTGGGACTGATGCCTATGATGCCAAGCTCATCATTGATAATGGCGTTAAGGTAGCAGCCGGTGACTTAATCACCGTGACTGATCAGAACAGCGTGGTAACTGAGTATCGGCGTGCCAGTAAAGGTTATACCGGCTATGCAAGTCACCAAGAAGTTGCGATGGTGCGTGATGAAAAGGCTAAAGAGGTGGTTAACGATGGCTTGGGGAACGATTGATGCCAAAGAGTTTGAGGCTTTCGTTGAAAGGGTTGGTGCACAAGGCAAACCACAACGGCTTAAACGTGAACTAAGCCAGAGTGTACGCCAGGTTGGTTCAAAAGCACTTCGGGGAGTTAAAAACCGTACGCCAGTTGACACAGGAACACTTCGGCGAGGATGGGAACTTAAGGGACCCACCATTAGTTCCTCGGACATTGTGCTGACGATGCTCAATAATATTGAGTACGCACAGTACGTCGAGTCTGGTCACCGAACGAGGAGTGGTGGCTGGGTTTCAGGTAGCCATATGCTGATGAAAACTTTATTTGAAGTCGATAATCAGATGTCTTCGTTGCTCACTCCAGCCTTTCAAAAGTATTTACAGGGGTTGATGTAATGGCCTTCGATATAATCAAATCAATTGCCGAAGAATTAGTGGGTATGGGGCTGAACTTACCAATCTATCGGGAGAATCAACGAGGCGGTTTTAAAGAACCGTCTTTTTTCATAAGTAAAATCACGGGACACATACAGCCTAACTTGTTCGGTATTCAGTGGCGGGATAACCATTATGAAGTGGTGTACTTTCCAAATGCTGATGGGGCTAACGCCGACATGGACGCGATGGAGGACTTTTTGTCCGATAACTTTACCCAACTGCAAGAGTTTGCCAAAATACGGGACCTGAACTTTGAACGGAGTGACAGCACGTTGGTGGCAACTTTTAAAGTTAAGTTTAGAGCCGTTCCCGTAGACCAGGGCACTAAACAACAATCATTAGACTTTGAAGGAGGTCTAAAACATGACTAAAGTACGCGCAAAGCGGGTCACTAAGGTTGCACGATATGGTAAAGCTGACTTATTACAAGCTAGTGGATTTACCAAGCTTGAGAAAGATATTCTGAACGTGGTTTTAGACAACGACCAAGAGTATTCAGTCGATCAGGCTAAACAACAAATCAAGAAATTTAAGGAGGCTATCTAATGGCTGGTGGAATTTGGACAACACAGAACAAAGTACGGCCAGGCGCTTACATCAATACTAAAGGTGTGGCAGAAGCAAAACCAGATACGACTATTGGTCGGGTGCTTCTGGCTAACGGCGTGGATTATGGTTGGGGGACAAACGGTGTGATTGAATTGTCCGCTGACAGTAATTTTCGCGCATTGATTGGGACAACGCTATCTGATGACAAGGCCGTGACTATTCGCGAGGCACTTAAGGGAGCATTAACGGTGCTACTAGTTAATGCCAACGACGGTGAGAAAGCAACTGTCACGGATGATGCCTTACCATGGACCTTTACAGCCAAGTTTGGCGGTACTCGTGGCAATGATATCAGCGTCAACGTGGTAAAAGATGCTACTGATGATAGTAAGTTGACCGTTACGACTCTACTTGATACGACAGCGGTTGACGAACAAACAGTGAGTGCGGATGGCACCATTTCACTATTGAGTAACGATTTTATCGATGTTACTACTGCGGAAGATGTGGCCACTAAGTTAGCTGCGTTGACGGGTAAAACGTCTTACAAGTTAACCGGTGGGACTTCAAAAGCCGGTGATGTAACCGAATTATTATCCAAAGTCATGGAAACGATGACGTATAACGTGGTAACCACGGCAGGGTATGCGGATGATAATCCAATTCATGCTTTATTAGTTGAAATGGTTCGCCGGATGCGTGAAGAAGAAGGCTACAAGGTGACGGCGGTTGTGCCAGGCAAACTTACTGATAAGCCTTGGGATTATGAAGGTGTGTCAACCGTCGTTAATGGCGTAGCTCTAACTGACGGCACTAAGTTAGATGCAACAATGGCTGCGGCTTATATTGCTGGCGCCTCTTCAGCTATTAACGGTGCTTCATCCTTAACTTATGCTGAATATCCGGGTGCAGTCGACGCAAATCCACGCCTGTCGAATTCTGCCACGATTGATAATTTAAAGAGTGGTCACTTATTGTTCACGGTTAAGCGTGATGGTGGTGTAGTGGTTGAACAAGACATTAATTCCCTTGTTAGCTACACAGACGATAAGCCAAGCTACTTTGCCAAAAATCAAGTGATTCGGACGATTGATTGGATTGCCAACCAAACTCAGACTACCTTTGAGGACCAGTTTATCGGCAAGGTTAACAATGACGAAACTGGCCGTGACTTGTTCAAGGCGAACCTGGTTGCACAGTTAGATCAACTTCAAAATAGTGGGTCAATCACCAACTTTGAGGCTGACGATGTCACGGTTGCATCTGGTGAGAATAAAGACGCCATCTTAGTGACGTTGGCAGTTCAACCTAATGAAGCAATGGAAAAACTGTACATGACGATTACGGTGCAATAAGAGAGGAGTTTTAAAACATGGCTGAAACAACGACAATTGGTTCTTTCTTAAATGGGCGAGACACAATTTCTACAAAAGACGCCAAGATTTACATCACAATTGACGGCAAAGTCATTCCGCTAATTGAGGCGAATAAGTTTAGCGCTAAATTAGAAAAAAACAAGGAAGACGTTCAAACCTTGGGCTCACGTTGGAAACACAAGAAGGTTACGAGCGTTGAAGGTACGGGGACACTTGGCGGCTATTTGATTAGTTCCAACTGGTCCAAGTATGCTTTGCCATACATTAAAGGCGGCAAGGACCTGTATTTTGAAGTTACCATGACCATTAATGACCCAACGAGTGCTGCTGGGACACAGACTTTGCACTTTACGGACGTTAACCTTGATGACGTCCCGTTTGCCGACTTTGAGGCGGATGACGATGTTATGCAATGGGAATCAGACTTTACCTTTGAAGGCGTAGAACTAATTCACGCTTTTGATGGATTTGATTTGTAGGAGGAGTAAGTAATGAGTGAAGAAGTAAAGCAACAACGTAGCGTAGCAGGGTTCTTAAAGCAGAACGTTGATTATGAACCGGCGACGCAAGAAGTCCTATTTAAACGGTTTAAAGAACCGTTTGTGATTCGGGAAATTACAAATAAGGAAATTGACGTACTACGGAAAAAGGCAACTACTCGGCATAAGAATCCGGCTACTGGTCAAGTGGAAAAGACGCAAGATCAGGAAAAATTTGGCGAATTGATGGTCACTGAATCAGTTGTTTTTCCGCCGCTGGACAATGAAGAACTTCAAAAGAGTTACGGGTGCTTAGCTGACCCCGTGGGATTACTTAAGGAAATGCTCAAAGTGGGTGAAATGACGGACCTTAGCGGTGAAGTCATGAAGTTATCTGGGATTAATCAAGATAACTTGGAAGATTTAACTGAAGAAGTAAAAAACTAGTCGAGGCGGGCCAGGGAAATGATTTTAATTACTACTTCTACGTAATGAATGAGTATCACTGGACGCCAGCACAATGGATTAGTTTTACAACGCGTGAAAAAGCCCTGATTATTGCTGGAATTCAAATCCGTGTTAAGGAAGAGAAACGGCAAGAGAAGGATGCTAAGCGTAAAGCTAGGAGGCATTAGCTTTCTAGTGTACATAGGAAAGGAGGCAGAAGTGTGTCGACCGTAAGTGCAACGATTAAGATTCTAGATGGCTTTTCAGGACCACTTAGTAAGTTAAATTCAGGACTTCAGGCGGGACAAAGTCGTTTTAGCCAGTTTAAGTCTGCCATGAATGGTAACCCGTTTGGTTCTGTGAATAAATCTGCCCAACAAACTGGCGGGATTTTCAAGCAAATGTTGGGTGCTAACTTGATCGGCTCAGGAATTTCTAAGGGAGTCGGGATGGCCACATCAGGAATTGGGTCAATGATGACTGAATTAAACGATTCTAGTAAAGCCTGGCAGACTTTTAATGGCAATATGAGTATGATTGGTCAAAGCCAAGGACAAATCAATAAAACCCGAGGCTCACTCCAAAAATATGCTCAACAAACGATTTATTCTGCCTCTGATATGGCTTCAACTTATAGTCAATTGGCGGCCGTTGGAACCAAGAATACCGGTCAACTGGTTAAGGGATTTGGAGGCTTAGCCGCTGCCTCAGCGGACCCGCAACAAGCAATGAAGACGTTAAGTCAACAAGCAACCCAAGCAGCAGCTAAGCCACAGATTCAATGGGCTGACTTTAAACTAATGCTCGAGCAGACGCCCGCTGGTATGGCAATGGTTGCGAAAACCATGCATAAGAGTACTGGGCAATTGGTTAAGGATGTTCAAGCGGGTAAAGTTAAAACGGATGATTTCTTTAATGCGATTGCTAAGACTGGTACGAATAAGAACTTTAGTAAAATGGCCACACAGTATAAAACTGTTGGTCAAGCGATGGATGGTTTAAAAGAAACTTTGGCCAATAATTTACAACCGGCATTTGATAAAGTTGGCAAGGTTGGAATTAAGGCTATTAGTGAATTAACTGACAGTCTTGGCAAAGTTAAGTTTGATACGATTGCTGACAAGATTACGCCTATGGTTACTGGTGTGGTTAATGGATTGAAGACGGCGGGAAAGGCAGTTAGAGCCTTTTTTAAATCATTCAGTGATAGCGGTGCAATTTCATCAATGGGAGCCGCATTTTCTTCAATTAAGGAAACCATTGGCAGTGTTATTGGTAAGCTGTCTAGTATGGGGACAAAAGATCCTTTTGCGGCGTTTAAAACATTGGGTAGTATAACTGGTGGCGCGCTAAAGGGAGCTGCAAATGCAATCACGGCAATTTCCGATGTGATTGGTGATTTAGACCCTAGTTCTCTTAAAGTATTAGGGGCAGCGTTTGTTGCGCTTAAAGCTGGGACTAAAGGATTAATTTTAACGGCAGTTGTAGCTGGACTGACTGCACTTAGTAAGTTAGATTCGGGTACCTTGAATGCATTAGCTAAGGCACTAGGTGTTTTGGCAATTGGTTTAGTTACTATTAAGACGTTAGGCAAACTGGACAGTGCCTTTACTGGATTAAGCCGTGGCATAAAGAGTTTGGGTAGTGGCGGAGCTATTTCTAAGATTGGCTCGAGCGCCAGTGCGGGTGCGGCCGGATTTATTAAACTAGGCGCCTCGTTGTTACTAGTGGGTGGGGCTATTTTACTTGCTGGTGCAGGCATGTGGTTAATGGTCGATGCAACTACTTCATTAGTAGCGGCTGGCTGGCCTGCGGTAGCTGTGTTTGCGGGCATGGTGATTGGTATTGCAGCCTTGGCAGCTGTTGTTGCACTGATTGGTCCGGCGATGATTGCGGGTGCAGTGGGCTTCGTTATTTTTGGAGCTGCGTTACTAATTATCGGTGTGGCGGTATTTGTTGCCGCTGCTGGATTAGCCATTCTTGCAACGCAACTTCCGCTAATTGCTCAATACGGGCTGACAGCCGCCATTAATATATTAGCGTTAGCTGGCGCCATTGCAGTGTTCGGCCTGGGTGCAATTGTGGCAGCAGTTGGTTTAATCCTACTTGGTGCCGCACTGCTGGTTGTTGGTGTTGGCTTTGCCGTAGCCGCGATTGGTGCATTGTTATTTGGGGTTGCGATGGCGATTGTTGCAGCAACCGTCTTAATTGCGGCAGTCGGCATGCTGATGCTAGCAGTCGCAGTTCCGTTGGTTGCAGCCTTTAGTTTGGTTGCGGCGGTTGGACTTTTGATGATGAGTGCTGCTTTGATGATTATTGCAGTCGTCGGATTGATTGCCGGTGCCGGTATGATTGTATTAGGAGTGGGATTGATGTTAGTGGCGCCATTAGCAATTGTGGCAGCAGCTGGTATTCTTTTACTTGGCGCTGCCGCAATTGTCCTTGGGGCTGGATTAATCATTGTGGCGGCTGGATTAGCAGCGGTGGCAGCTGGATTAATTTTGGCGGCAGCTGGCGTTATGGTATTAGTCACAGCTTTCATCACGGCTGGAACCATGCTAGTTAGTGCCATTGTGGGTGCGATGAAGAATGTCATCTCAGCAGTTTCTGATGGCATTTCTACTGCAGTTAGTACGGCTAAGAGTTTTGGTAGTGCGCTAGTCAGTGTTGGTAAGGATTTGATTCAGGGACTTGTAAACGGGATTAAAAGCATGATTAGTACAGCAGTAAGCACAGTTAAGAACGTTGCTGGAAGTGTTGTTAAAGCAGCTAAGTCAGTATTGCATATCGGTTCGCCGTCAAAACTATTTAATCAGTATGGACGTTGGGTAGACCAAGGGCTGATTAATGGATTGAATCGTGATGCAGGAGGCGCTGCTAGTGCTTCTAGTGCGATGGCTCAAGGCGTGGTTAACGCTGCTAGCGGTATGAGCGCAACATTACCAAATTTAGTGGCAGGATCACTTGCAGGTAATAATGCCGGTGATGTTTTGGCTGACGGCTTTGGACGAGCGCTAGTCATGATTAATCGAGTGTCTAAAGCGATTGATGGTTTGGGAAGTAATTCAATTGGTGTCAATGGCAGGATGGCTAGCGACTTACCTTTATCCTCACCGTACGGAGAAGGTAAGAGCACTACCACTACTAATACCAATTATGGTAATGATGAATCTAACGTCGTTGTTCAGGTTCAAAGTGGTGCCATCCAACTTGTAAGTAGTGGTAATGCTCAAATGGACGGTGAAGCTATTGTTCGGGCTGCTGAAGACTACTTGAAACACTTAAACGGAAAATCGATGAGTTAGGGGGCGCAAGATGGCAAAACATGTCGGTATTTATCTGACGGATAGTAAGAATTCCACGTTTGAATTACCGGTTAACCCCGAGGAGATTCAAATCAGTAGTGAGACGGACGATGCTACGGAGACGGTTGTCAAGCTGGGGGAAGTCAATGTTCTAGGCGAGAAAAAACTTCGAACTGTTGAGATTGAAAGCATTCTGCCAGTCAAAACGGCGGGTGTGAACTATGTGACGGCTACCAAGCCGCTTAGTTCAGCTCAAAAGTACATTGACCGGATCCTTAAAATTCAAAAGTCTAGAAAGCCGGTACGATTAGTTTTGTCCGGTTCAAAGATTTCACTAAAAATGACGATTGCCAAGTTTACGTACGGGTTTAAGAATGCAAATTCGGATGAGTACACGTATACACTGAGCTTGACGGAGTATAGAACGTACAAGGCAAGAAAGATGAAAATCACCAAGAAAAAGGTTGCTAAAAAGGGTAAGGGACGATCGAAACCGCCTAAGAAAATTGGGCGGGGGTCCAAGGTGATTGTGAATGGTCGGCTGCACCTTGATAGCTACGGTCGGGCTCCTGGCGTAACGGAACACAATGCTGTTCGCAAGGTGAACTTTATTGCACCGGGACGTGCGTGTCCTTATCACGTCACCTTGCTCAACGGCGGTTGGCGCGGTTGGGTTAAAAAGTCTGCAGTTAAGGCGGTGTGAGCATGGCGATTACAAGCTTTACAGTTCAGCACCGTGGCGGCGGAATGGTGGTCTGGGATATTCGTGAACTAGTTGTGGATGATACGGTACAGTGGACGACGGACCTTAATTACAGCGCTGGTGAGCTGACCTTTGACATCGTGGAAGTTGACGAAGGTTTTACGCCTCGTAATGGTGACATCGTAAAAATGAGTTGGGATGGGGTCAAAACCTTTTACGGTTATATTTTTGATTTCAAATATACGAACGAAAAGTTTAGTGTTACGGCTTACGACAAACTCCGTTATCTTAAAAACGAAGACGCAATTGTCTGGCCGGTCACGACCGTCTCACAACGTTTTGATAAAGTTTGCCGAATGGCTGAGATTAAACATCGTGTTGTTAATAACTCAAGTCACAAGGTTGCCGCTGAAGTTTGTGATAGTAAGACCTACTTTGACATGCTGAAGTCGGCTATCGAAATAACGACAAAAGCAAACGGCCAAAAATACTTTGTGATCGCAAATTATGACACGGTGGAGTTGCGTAGAGCACCTTACCGTAGTTTGACGATTATCTTGGGTGACCAATCCCTCATGACTAAGTTTGAGTATGAACGTAGCATTGATGACGCAGCCACGGTCGTTCGGGTTGTTCGTGAAGATGAAACCAAGGGACAAAAGAGTACCGCTACTGCAACGGGGAAGAGTGCTAAGGACACGCATTACACAACTGTCACGGCTGGTAGCCCGCATAATATAGACAACTGGGGCCGTCTGCAGAAGGTTGAAAAAGCCAAGGAAAAGGCTAACGTCGCGCAAATGAAAGCCCAGGCCCGTCAACTTTTGAAAGAGAAAAACATTCAAAAACGGACCCTGAAACTGACAGTGTTAGGTGACATTAGTTTGGTGGCGGGCAATGCGGCGTATATTCAGATTAAGAGTCTGAAGGACATCGGTCTGGGAACTTCCTCGCATTTGATTACGAAAGCGACCCACCATTTTGGCAAGGATTACACTTGTGAGGTTGAAATGGTGGTGAACAAGTAATGGCAGGACAATGGTTATTGAGCCAGCTTAAAAGCAAGGGTGGCAAAGATGCTGACTACGCTGACGTGGTTTATGGTACCGTGGTCAGCACTGCGCCACTCCAGATTCAGTATTCAAATAGTATGATTCTTACGAGCAGTTTCTTAACGCTAGGGCGTGCCGTTAGCGACTATGAAACGACCATTAAAATAGATGGCTCGGATAAGAAAGTAAAAATTAAGAACGGACTGCGGTCTGGTGATCACGTTGCGATGATTCGTGGCGATGGTGGCCAGACTTTTTACGTGTTCGACAAATTGTGAGGTGATAAAAGTGGATGATGAGAACTTAGTTACGGATACAACGACTGATGAAGATTCATTGGACGTGATTGAAGACGAGGTTCAGGAGGTTACCCTAACTTCAAGAACTTACAAGGTTACAAACGGTCGCATTATCGGCATGACGGATGACTTGGATGCCATGGTGCAAGCCATTGATAAGATTATGCGGACAGAACGGTTCGTGTTTCCAATTTATTCGGACCAGTACGGCAACGATTTTGAGGAATTGCTGGGTAAAGACTTTGATTACGCACAAGTAGAAGTTGAACGGATGCTGACTGAGGCACTGGAAGCGGATGACCGAGTCGGTGAAGTGCAAGTGGATACGATTGAGCGTACCGATGCAAACACGCTAACCGTGACTGCGACTGTTAGCACGGTTCATGGCGATGTACCGATTGAGACGGAGGTGAACATGGGTGAATCCGGAACAATTAATTGAACAAATCGAGGCGCAGGACTTTGACTACTATATGGACAAAGCGCTTGCGAACGTACCGGACACGGTTGATAAACGGGAGGGCTCAATTATCTATGATGCATTAGGACCAGCCTGTATGGCCTTGGCTGAGTCCTCAATGAGTTTGGCCACCGTCGTTCGGCAAACATACACAGCCACCGCTCAAGGCGAATTTTTAGACTATCGTGCAGCCGAAAAAGGCACAGCCCGGCAAACGGCTACTGCCACACAAGTTAGCGCTAAGTTTACTGATTCAGACGGGCAACCAGTCACTAGCGTGGTCGTAGGTGACCGGTTTGCGAGCTTGGGTGATGAGCCTATTTTCTATCAGGTAACGGAACTCACTGGTGAAGGGTCAGCGTTGTTGACTGCTGAAACCGCTGGGAGTGGGTCTAATGGCTATCGGGGTCAAATCTTGCCAGTCACACCAAACGATTCGCTTTCTTGGGCGGAAATTACGGATGTACCGGTGCCAGCTCGTGACGCGGAAACGGATGACCATTTGAGGGAACGTTTGCTGTCACCGGACACCTACAATGCATACGGTGGGAACGTAGCGGACTATGTGGCTATCTTATCGAAAATTGATGACGTGGGCGCCGGGCAGGTTTATCCGGCGTGGCAAGGTGGCGGTACTGTTAAATTGGTGATTCTGGATAATGATTTGCGAGCAGCTAGTAAAGAACTACTAGCTACCGTTAAGAACTCGATTGATCCTGATGAGGTGACGGGGCAAGGCTATGGACTAGCGCCAATTGGGCATAAGGTGACAGTGGTCGCGCCAACAGAGTTAAGCGTTGACGTGACCACTACAGTCGAGGTTGATTCACAAATTACAATCAAGGCAGTACAAGCCCAAGTTGAGGCAGGAATTGCGGATTACTTCCAGAAACGACGACAGGATTGGGACGACGTGAATACTGCAACGGGACGCGGCTATAAATTAACGCTTTATCGAGCTCAAATCCTAAGCGAGATTTTAAAAGTTGAAGGGGTGGTCAACGCGTCAATGCCTAAGTTAAACGGCAAGGACGCTGATGTTGACCTGGTCTTTACGAATTCGGTCTCACAACTGCCGGTAGTTGGGATGGTGACGCTCAATGGTTAAACTAGCCGATTATTTACCAGATTACTATGATAATGTTCTCGAAACTGATTTACTAATGCAAACTGAGCAGAAATTATTCGATGGCCGGACCGATGAATTGGGACGCTTATTGATGAACCAATTTGTAACGCAGGCTGATAGTACGGGGTTATCTGTATTTGAGGCGGAACTTGGCATGGATGTTGATCCCCATACACCCCTGGAGACGCGGCGGACAAATATCTTGTTGCGAGTGCTACCACCGCAGGCAATCACGCTCGGCTATTTTCGACAACTGGTGAATGCGCTCAAGATACCAGCCGATATTGTTGTTGACTCGGTTAGTTGTGTTGTGAAGACGTTAAGCACCGTGGGGGCGTTGACACCAAGCCAAGTGGTACAACTTAAGTTCTTAATGAATACCTACTTACCCAGTAACTTAGCCTATCAAATTAGTAAACAGGGTAATACAGATAGCAAACATGTTTTAAAGGTAGGTTTTGCAACGCATGCAAAGGTAACGGCCTTTGTGGGTGCAACGCCAATTGACTATAAGGGGGTTGGATAATGGCGAAGTATAAAGACTCAGTATTGACCACAGCTGGCCTAGCGTTGGCCAGTAGCGCTTATGCAGGAAAAACGACGTTCAAACTGACTCGTACAACGACTACAGCTGAAAAATTGACGACCGATAAGATTAGGCCTTTATCAGCGCTGCCTATTGAGAAACAAGAAGGGCTTATTACACAAGGTGATAGTGTAGTCACACATGATCATACTCTGATTACGGCAGAACTGTATTTTACAAATCAAGACTTGTCAGCCGGATACGAAGTTAATGCGATTGGCGTGTATGCACAGGAGACTGGTGCGGATGAAATTCTCTATAGTGTTATCATTGCAGACCAGCCAGAATACATGCCGGATTTTAGTGATAAAGTCCTAATGGAATTTAAAACGACCGTAACAATGGCGGTCGGTCAAATCGATGCCGTTATTATCGAGATGGCAACTGATGGATTAGCAACACGACAATACGTCGACAACACATTAAAGCAAGCCAAATCGTATGCGGACACTGGTGATAGCCAAGCTCTAACCGCGGCAAAAGAGTATACGGATAGCAATTTGCCAGCAAGCTTGGATGATCGTAGCTTCGCAGTGGACATCTCAATGCTTAACGTGAATGACTTTCCGCATTTTAGAGCCTGGGGTTACTACAACGGCGCCGGAATTGCGCAAACAACCGCTTATGCTGGGGTACCGCTGATGACGGAGTTCACCTTAAGCGTTGATTTAAAAGAAAATGGTGAAGTAATGATTCCTAAGCTGGTTCCGAAACAAATCGAAACGGCGTTGCCTGATTTTGATACGAGTAGCTTCACTGTGAGCGTAGCCAGTGACGGTGAGTGGCTGTACCTGATTTCGGAACCAGCAACAATCGGTATTCAGTGTTTGAATGCGAAATTTAAACGGGAGGAATAGCAATGAAAATTAGAACTACATTAGAATTTGTCGGGGGGGGCAAAAATGCTAGTTTAACAGCATTTTTAACCCCTTTATCATACGTGGATGGTGGTGTTAACCATGGCTAACATCACTACGATTGACCCTGGCCAAGCTGGCTGGGACCGAGTTGCTAATAAGAACTTTGAAACTCTGGCCAATACAGTTGTTGGTGGGCGTAACTACTTTAGCATGGCTAACTTTAACGCTAATAAGTTTGAAGAATCCGTGCTTAAAATGCCTTCGGTTATCTTGCAATTAAAACCGAATACTGTGTATACCGTTTCAACGACAATTCCGGCACGAACTGACTTAGACGACGCACAAGACTGTTTCGCAGGTCCGGTGGGTTTTCGTCCGGAATCGGGTGTTAATGGTGTTAAAGATACGGCTCCGCTAACGGTTACGACGGATGCGGTTGGTAAGCTGCAGGTTTCATACCGTAATACCAATCTGAGAGAGAACCACATTCAGGTTGAATTAGGCGATAAAGCCACTGACTGGCGGCCGGCCATTGAAGATATGGCACAGGTATCTGACACTGGTTGGCAAACGGAAGGTGTTGGCTTAGTTAACGGTGCTAAGGTCACTGATAGTAAGCCAAATAATGTGCCTATGTACCGTTTTGTTACGCTGACTGCTAATGGCGAAGAACTCCATTTATTATCGATTCATGCTGGCTTAACCGGTTTTAGTTCGCGTTCGAAAATCATTACTTTGCCAACGTCGGTACAGTCAGCGCTCGAGAACGTACAAGGTATCCCGTTTGGCGATGATTCGTATCATGCCACTCTCTGGCTGAGCGCTAGCGGGCCAAATGTCTACTTCGATACTTACCAAGGTACGGCGCAAAGCGCACCATCAGGCGGGGTATTGATCAGCACAACAGTAATGTATTAGGTCGTCCATGTTGGGCGGCCTTTTAATATAGAAAGGAAGCTCAATATGGCAGTCAATTTAACTGAAATCACACACGGTCAAGCCGGGTGGGATAAAACTGCAAATTCAAACTTTAACGCATTAAACCAAGATACTGGGTTAGTACGACTAACAATGGTGGGCGCAATCAAAGGCTTATACCAGGCAGAGAATGCACCACTTGCACGCAGGGTCAACGGTGTAGTGCATTTAACTTCGGGGATTATCTCCACGGGAACCATTCCTGCTGACACAAAGATTCTATCTATGCCAGATGAACTACTTGGTGCCGATGGAGGGATTACCGCGTTATGTCAGGATGTCACTAATAAAGGTGCTTTTCCCGTCACAATTAAGACGGGCGGTTTGTTTGTGGCAAAAGACTTAGCATGTGGAACTAGTTTGAATTTTGCAGGGATCACTTATTTAGGAAAGGATGTATAAGATGGCTATTTTGTACTATTGGGACGAAAAAAAAGAGCTCAATCACAGCGAGTTCTATCAAGATGAACTGCCAACGCCGATGCCGTCAAATGCAACTTCGGTAGCACCCCGAAACGGGCTGTATGAACCGATTACTTGGAATGGGGAGACATGGGTTGGCACCGATAAAGAGGTATGGTTAGCAGCTCATCCTGTATCTAAGCCGGAACCATCGGCACAGGACAAAGCTAATGCTGCATTGGCTTTGCAAATTGCACAAAATAAGGCAGCTCAGGATAAGTTTAATGCGCAAACAATGTTGGCACTTGCACAGAATGGAGGAACTAACTAATGTTTTTTGACTATATCAAACAGTACTACACGATGGGGCTTTATACGAAAGATGATCTCAAAACATTAAAGCTTGGCGGCATGATGACTGCTGATCAGTATGATGAACTAGTTGGCGCTGCGAAAACGGAGGAATAGTAATGAAAATTAAAGCTGAATTAGAAATTGTCGGGGGGGGCTAGAAATGTTGTAACACCAGTATTTCTAACCTTTTTATCATCAGTGAACGGTGGTGTTGATAATGGCTAACATCACCAACATTGATTATGGACAAGCCGGTTGGGATCGAGTCGCTAATGAAAACTTTAAAGCGATTAACGCTGATATTACTGACACTGGCTGGATTGACTTAACACTTATTAATGGGTTCGCTAATCAATCGACAATTGGAAAAACAAGTATTAGAAAATTTGGGAAGCTAGTAACTTTACGAGTAGCACTAACTGGACTATCGCTAAAAAGCGTGGCCACTAGACTGCCCTCTGGTTTTTCACCTTTGCAACAGATTCCGATTTCATTAAGAGGAACTGAGGGGCGGACCTTTTCACTGACAGTTACAGGCTACGGTGAATTAAAATTTGAAAGTCCTGCAGATAATAACTTTGAGTCAACTGATTATGTTGGCGGCATTGTGAGTTGGATGACAGAATAGGGGTGATTGAATGTGCTTTATCACTTAAAACATAATAGATTTTGGTTATGGAAAGCGCTAGAGACGTACGGTCTCGGCGTTTATTTTTTAATCAAGCAAAACACTTTCGTCTTTGAGCCACCACGACCTAGCCTACTCGATATTTTTGATGATCCGCCAGTAATTTTCATATTGGCTGTCATTGGTACGTTTGCGCTAGTCTACTCACTTTGGAATGTAAACTTTTCATATTATAAGCCGGTCATGACGGGGTTGCTAACCTTTGCATGGCTATTTTTTATGGTCGCGTTTGGGTTGCATGATTTTGCTATTCAAAGGTATGTCAGCTTTGAGAGTATGTATGCATTCTTTGTATTAGCATCCACGATTTTTGAGATTGTTATGGGAGATGACTAGGTATGAGTGACGCTGTTGCGGTAGCTTTGATAACCACGGTGGGTTCAGTCCTTGTTGCAATCCTGACTCAAGTGGCGACAGTCTGGAAAACCGCAAACAGCGACGATAAAGGGCTTAAGCAGGAGAATGAAGAACTCCGTAGGAAGAACAAAGAGTTACAAGAAATAGTCGATTACTATAGAAAGAGAGATGATAGGTAGTGGAGCAACTAATTCAGTTAGTAAATAGCGGCACCATTGTATTGATCGCGCTGGGAACGTTTGCCATCGTATGGGGGATTAAGCAAACGCCGCTGAACAATAAATACTTGCCGGTTGCGGCAATCTTAATTGGTGCGTTGATTGGAGCGGTGTTCAGCTTGTTCGCTGGCGATGTTCAACCAACCGTGGGTTTAGTAGATGGTGTCGTTGCTGGTGCTGTTAGCGTGGGTGGGAACGAGTTTATTAAGTCACTATTGCATGCGCTTGATGGAGGTGCTAAATAGATGGTATTACATGGATTTGACGTTGCCAGTTATCAAGCTGATATGAATGTGGGTAAAGTTCCAGGGGACTTTGTATTAGTGAAAGCGACTGAGGGTACTAATTATATTAACCCTGAATTTAGTAAGCATGTTAAGCAGACGGTTGCCTCAAATAAGAAGCTAGGTATTTATCATTTCATTCGTAATGACTCGAGTGTTAAAAAACAGGCCGATTATTATCTGACGACGATTAAGAAGTATATTGGTGAGGCCATGTTAGTACTGGATTTTGAAAATACAAAAGGATCAAGTATTCAAAATCAAAATGGAGTTAGATTAGCTAAACAATGGCTTGATTATATTTATAAGAAGACTGGTGTACGCGCAGTATTGTATACGGGATTGAGTTGTGAGAATACGCTTGATTGGTCGTCTGTAGTCAAGTCAAATTACGGACTTTGGATTGCTCAATACAATAACTACAAACCTGTGACCGGTTACACGCCGCGTGACTTGTACGGTTCGCTTAAGAATTGGGAAACTGCGGTCATGTTCCAGTACACGAGCAATGGTTATTTAACTGGATGGACGTCAGGACTTGATCTAGATGTATTTTATGGTGATACATCGACGTGGGATAAGTATGCCAAGGCTACCAAGACGGTAACCGAAAGCAAACCTGTTCCAAAGCCTAAGCCAACCGCTACCGGGCCAAAGTGGGTTAAGGAAACAAAGACGTACACTCTTAAGACTGCAGTCAAGCTACGTAAGTCAGCTTCTACAGCAGCGGGCGTCATTACAGTACTACCAGCCGGTAGTACGGTTAAGACTGACCGCGCCATTATCCAAGGCGGTTACCGCTGGGTCCGGCAACCACGATCCGGTGGTTATGGCTATCTGGCAACCGGCCCGAAGTCAAACACTCTGGCCTATGTAAAAAGTGGTGTTGCTAAGACGTACTACAAGGTCAAGTCCGGCGATTCATGGTGGGCGATTGCCAACTCAAATGGTATGACGGTCGGTAAGCTGACCAAGTTAAACGGTGCTACCGCCAGCACTATGATTCATCCGGGAGATAAGATTCGAATTAAGTAAGCGAAAGCCCGTATCAGCCAATTTGGTTGATGCGGGCTTTTTTTATGTAAGTGCTAGTATTATGAAACTAGCACTTAGCGATTATATCCTTGACCACGTGTGGATAATGCATTTGATACATGTCTACGATATTACAGACAAGTTATTTGTGCAATCTTATGAACGTAATTGTAAGTTGAACGTTAATTTCCTCAGGCAATTACGTTGGGTCGAGTGCAAGTATAAATTATGTATGAACCCTGCCTATGGGCCTAGAATAAAAAGTGTACAAGTTAAATAGAGACTCTGATTTAGTATAATTAAGGAAGTAAATTGGAGGATCAAATAATGACGAAGCACAGTTAT